TAAGTGTGCTTGTGGGAATGAACTAGATGCTGATTATAATGCAGCTCTGAATATCCTGCACTTGGGAAAATATGGCGCCCAAGCTTTTAAGCAAGTTCTATAATTTTCTATAGAAATTGTAGCTATTGATAATAATGGAACATGTTAAGAAGCAAAATGGATTAGTAATAGCTAACATAAGAGGATAAAATAATGGAATCTAATGAAAGAAGATTTAAAATGACTAAAGAACAAAGGAAAAAAGAATTATTAAGCAGGGACTTTAAGGGTATATGGATACCAAAAGAATTATATTTTAATGATACATTGGGGTGGACTGAGAAATTATTACTAATCGAAATAGATAGCTTAGACCAAGACAAAGGATGTTATGCGTCTAATGATTACTTTTCTACATTTTTAGGCGTTACTAATACGAGAGTATCAAAAATGATATCGAAACTAAAAAAGAGAGGTTTAATAACTCAAGCAGGGTTTGATGGGAGAAAACGATTCTTGAGGAGTAATATGAAATTAGGGTTGTCCTAAACAACAAGGCTGCCTATCCCTTAACTACAAAGGAGAGTCTCTCTTTTGTTCAAGTATAGTAATTCATTTAATAATTCATATAATATAAAAGAACAAAAAGAAGAACAAGAAAAAGAGCGCAGTCGATAAGACTTGACACAATATATTATTTGTAATTTTTAGAAGGTTATATAGTCGTGATATTAAAAAATATGTTTGGAGGTAATAAATGGGTGGAGTAATACCTAAGATTAAAATAAAAAGATTTAAACAACTAATAACAGGTTCAAGAATAAAGGGACTCAAAGGGCATGCTAATAGAATAGATACAGAACTTGCAATAAAGGCTATAAAAAAGCAATATCCACTATTTGAGAAAAAACCAGGAAGACTTATTAATAAACATATTACCAATGTACAGGCTTCTGTATATGAACCAAATACTACTTTAAAAAACATAAATAAAGTAATAAAGGATGAGACTATGAAGATCTGGGGAACCAGAGCTGGAGTAGGAGCAGGTGCGATTGGTGTGCCATTAGCTATAGGATCTGCTATTAATAGAAACGAAGAAAAACAGGCAATGGATTATCCAAAAACGATCATAAAAGAGGCATTATTTAGAAATATTATATCTAAATTTTCTATTCCAAAAATTAAAAGGGTGCAACCACCTCTTGTGCATGAGGCGAGGCCGTGGGATAAGGAAATAGGTGAATCGCAAATAGGATTACCTAAAGAACTATTACCAAATAATATTAAGGGATATAAAGTTTTAGACGATGTAGGTGATGGGCATCTGTATTTAGTAAAGAATAATAAAGGTGAAAACTTTATGGTTGATAACGAAAATTTCTGGGATTCTAGAGATCCGAAACAAATAAGTGTTACTCCAACTAAGAGAAATCAGATCGGGGAGACTCCAGCAGAGCTTGCAAGCTATACGCAATGGAAAAATGAATTAACGGCAACAGAGAAAAGTAGACTGAAGCTTAAAAGAATAAGTCTTGATAAGAGTATTAAAATGAAGATGTCTGGCGTAAAAACGGCAATGAAATGTCCAAGAGCAATAATTAAAACAGCAGGTATTAAAACCGATATTGCTGCGGCTAGAAGAAATACTAATACAAACCCGTCAGAAAAACAAATAGAAGCAGAAAACTATAAGAAAGGCTCATTTCAATGGAATGGGCTTACTATAAAGATAGAAAACCCTAGAGGGTCAACTAGATCAGGAACGTCTGGTAATGGTAAGGAATGGTCTATTGTAATGAAGTATGATTATGGGTATCTTGCTAGTGGACAGGATGGGAGAGATGGTGACAAAATAGATATTTTTATTGGTGATAATCCAGATAGCCAGCTAGTATTTGTAATAGATCAGATGTTCAATGGTAAATTTGATGAACATAAATGTGTCTTAGGTGCATTAACCAAGGAACAAGCTAAGAAAACATACCTATCTAATTATGAAAAAGGGTGGACCGGGCTTGGTTCTATTAGTTCTTTGACTGTTGAACAATTTAAGGAGTGGTCTAAAAATGGTAATGCTAAAAAACCACTAGAAGGACAATCGGTAAAGGTAGCTATTATTACTGGCAAACTAATTTAGCAGGATATTCGGAAATACATATCTAAAGATATGGTTGATTGATTGGAGAAAATGAAAGCAATAGAGGACGGCTATAATGTTGGTTAGTAACGAGCAGAATAGAGTTAGGTATAAATTTAACAAGTTAACTGCTAAGGAAAAGAAAAATTATATTAATAACTTGGTTGTGTTAGAACAAAAACTTAATGGATTAGGGTATGATATGTTTTTGTCATATGGTGGCTTGCTGTCTGGAATTAGGAATAAAGATTTAATATCGTATGATAAGGATATCGACGTTGCTATAGTAGCAAAATCTGGCAACAATGATTATAAGTCTTTAAAAAATGAGATAGATGGTGTTTATAAGAAAATGCCTAATCATAGAATGATACTAAACCCTAGGCCCACATCGTTGTGGGGACATTTACGTTTTACTGTATTCATGTCAACCCCTCCAGAAAGATTTAAGAATATGTTTTATGATGTTTATCTTTCATTTGAAGATCCAAATAATTCGGAACACCAGTGTATATATAATTTCTTCCCTCGTATGCATGTTATCAACGGTAAGAGTACTGAAAGATATTATTCATCAATACCTAAGGATTGGATATTTCCATTGAAGAGAGAAGGTGTTATCGGTGGGCATAAATTTTTGGTACCCAATAAATATAAACTATGCCTTGAAACATGGTATGAGGATTGGAAGGTCCCTAGTGATGTGTATTATACTGTTCACAGGTTAAAGTTTATTAAAATGAATGAATGTAAGCGTGTAGAAAAGATTAAGAGAAGGTTGCATGGATAAGAAAATATTAAGTATTATTTTAATACAATATAGACCGGCCATTAGATTATATAAGTGGGCTAGGACTCTTTCAGAATTAGGCCATACAGTGACCGTTGGATATACAAGAACTTTTGGGATAGGGTTAGACTGGGATAAATTTAAACGGATAAAGGTTACTGGGCGTGAAAATTATAAAGAGTATGATTGTTGTATAATATTTAACCCATGGTCAAAGGACATAGTTTATAAAAACGCAGGGTGTCCAATAATACAAGCAGTTGGAGACATTAAAAGCATAAATTCTAATAAACCAAGAGAAATAGAGCATATGAAGGCTGCTGATCTTTGTGCTTTTGTTAGCAATAAGCAGGAAAAGATTGCTAACGGTATGGGGGTAAAATCAACTTGTGTATTTAGGAATGGAATTCATGCAGACTTTTTACCAAAACATATAATGCCAAGACTACTAAATGGGTATATAAACATAGTTTATGAAGGGACTATAACTAATATCAATGATCATCATAGAAATATATTTGAAACATTGAAAAAGATTGCTTCTATAGATTTTATTAATGTGCATATATATTCTTCCTCGGTTAGTAAATATGATATCTACAAAAAACTTCGTGTATATTTTCATGATTCTGTATCTCCTTATGATTTAACATCGGAACTTTCTCAATATGACATAGGCGTTATAATAATTAATCATGATGGCGTTGCAAATACAGCATTACCTAATAAACTAAATGATTATTTATCTGCAAATATCCCTGTGTTGTCTGGTAACTATGACGCTTTAATGGAATGGGGAGGAGGTAAAGAATGTATAGCTTTTACAGATTTTGATCGTGATGATTTAATTAAAAAATGTCAAAAATTATTAAAATGTAAAAAATCTAATGAATATATATTTACATATGGTGAAGCAGCAGATAAGTTAGACAATATAGTTAGAGGGGTTATTAATACCTATAGGAGACGTTGATGGCTAAAATAGTGATGCTAAGTACGGCAGATTATGCTGGCTCAGGTATGCGTATAAGAGACGCGATAAGGCAGTATCACCCTGAACATAAAATTATTCTTATAACTGCAAAGAAATCCAAAAGAGGGTCTGATTACGTATTATCTAAGGTTATTCCTGGTGTTGTTAAAAGAGCAGAAGGTAGAAGTATAAGGAGACGCAGACCTTCAAGGTATGAAGCAAAACGATATGATAAAGCCGTCGCCTTGTCGTGTAGACGTATACAAAGGTTGGTTGATGATTGCGATATTATACATTTTAAGGGTGATGAACCACCTACTCGTATTTGGCAAAAATATATTAAGATACCTAAGGATAAGAAAATTATCGTAACTGTGGGTGGAAGTGGATTTAGGAGAGGATTAGATAACCACGCTATATCTAAGGCATGGTTTGGCTTTGAACACTACATGAAAGCAGACCTAAGGACTGCTTTGACTGCCGAATTAAACTATGATGGGTATAAAGGTATTTACACACAGCAGGCAATTGATAGCGAAAGCCATGAAAATACTTTTACCCCACCTGACGGACAAATAGTTATCGCACACTCACCATCAAGTAGGAAAAAAAAGGGTACTGATGATATATTCTTCCCTGTAATAGAAAAGTTAAGGAAGAACGGATACAATATAAAGGTCGAATTAATATATAAAGTGCCATTTGAGAGATGTGTAGAAATTAAAAAGAGTGCCCATGTATTCTTTGATCAAACAGGATGTGGATTCTATGGGAACTCTGCATTAGAGGCTATGCAATTTGGGATACCTACAATATGTCATATATGTAGAGATGCAATGAAACAATCAGATGGGAAGATTACTAGGAAACATCCTATGGGATACTTTCATTCAAGCAATAAAGTGTCATGCTATAGAGCATTCCAGAAGTTATTAGACTCGGACCTATTAGAAATATCGCGTAAAACAAAAGAATTCTGTGATAATTTCCATAGCTATAGGGTGGTCGCAGATATGTGGGATAAACTATATCGAGGATTACTTGAATAATAATATGTTGACAAAAGATATTATAAAATATTAATATCTCATTTATAGAAATGTAGAAAGGATTTCATAAGGAGTAGATAATGAAATGTCCGAAAAATGTTATAAAAATGGCTGAAGAAGTAACATTAACTCCAGCAGAAAGTGATAAGCTTAAAGGAAGACAATTAAAAAAAGGATGGCCATGGGCGGTGCCACATGCTGCAGGACTATATGGTGTATTATCTGGTGGGGCTAAAATACATCACAATACTTCTCCCATAACAAGATTTGGCCCATATTCTTTTAATAGAGTTCAGCATACACTATTGAGAAAGGGTAGGGTTGGTGGTAGAACCATGGCTGGATTAGGAGCGGTACTTGCACTAGGCTCAGGGTATCTTGCACACCGTGCCGGTAGTAAGGTTAAAAAAGAATTCTTACAGGAAAAAGAAACAAATAGATTAAAGGAGAGAGCATGAGATGTCCAATAGTAATAGTTAAGAAAGCTGGGGAAATGCGGTATGATCTTGAGAACGCTATAGAAGAAAATCCCAATATATCTATGGCAAAGGCTAAGAAAATATATAACAAGGAAGAAGATTCATACTTGGGTACTGGGGTTGGCCCTGCCGCTATAGGAGGCGGGTTAGTGGGGTTATTAGCATCAATAGCGGCAATTAGAAAAGATCCATCGAGAGGGGTTGGTACTGCTATTAGAAGGGGTGGCATTGGAGCATTAATGGGAGTTGGTGCAAAAACATTACAAGATGTGAATAGATTAAAAAATAAAGCTCTTCCTGGACGTAATGAAGAGAATGCAGAAAAAGCTATAATGGCATCAAAAGACTGGTACAAAAAGAATCCTGCTTAGGGTATATTATTCCAGCGGTAAGTAAAAATCAACAGCGCGCCATGGCAATGGCCTATGCTTCAAGAAAAGGTGAACTAGATCCTGGTAAGTTAAGAGGATCAGCTAAGCGTATATATGAAGGTGGTATGACAATGGACCAGATAAGAGATTTTGCTAAAACTAAAAGAAAAAAAATACCAAGAAGCATAAAACAAGCGGTAGTTGGTAAGATATTGCTTGGCGTTGGCAAGAAGATGGTAAAAAAACCTCTTAATACTGCGTTTAGTTTAATGTATGCAAATAGTCTTAAAAATCCCTTGAAGAAATCATTAAAAGCAGTAACAAAAAATCCAATGAAAGTATTATAGGAACTATTATGATAGAACAGAGAATTTAGGAATAGATGTAATAAATATGGCGTAAAGGAGAAAATATGAAATGTTCAAGAATGATCATAAAGATTGCGTATGAGAATTCAACTTTGAATCAAATAGAGGCTACTGAGCGTGTTAATAGAGCTGGACACCGTGGTGCAGCAGGAGGTGCTTTGCTTGGCGGAGCGGGAGGAGGATTGCTTAGCGCAATGATGTTTAAAAGAAACCCATTGGCAGCCATGGCTGCTATATCCCCGATGATGGCGACAGGAGCTCTTGTTGGTGGAGTAACTGGTCGCAATATGTCTCGCAAGGGTGAGATAAAGAATATAAGAAGGAAAGAAAGAGGGGATCTGAAAAAAGAAGCGATAATAGGCCCATCGATTGACTTAGGTATGTTTGGAATACCAAGCATGATAGGATATTCAATGGGGAAAAGACATGCAGCAGAAGATGTAGAAATAGATGAAAGCCAACTAAAACCTAATGAAAAATTGCTTAGGCATTTGCTTATGCCTGGGTCATTAGGCTATTGGGGCGGATATTCTACTGGTACAAGAGATAGAAAACAAAAAGAGGCTAAAAAGGACTTGAAAGAAAAAGAGAACCCTGAAAAGACAGCATCTGGATATATACAGCGGAATACCTATGATGAGAATACTGCTCCTATTAAAGCAATTGGAAACTTTATTGGTAGGACCGTTCGCGATAGGAACATGTATAAAATGAAAAAAGATATTAGAGGATTAAAAGGATTACCACCAAAGAAGAAGATGCCATTAGGTGGGTTTCAAAATATCCTTTCATAATAAGCAGTAAGTGGATTGTAACATAGAATTTAAACTAAAATTCCAAAGGAGAAGTCATGAGTAAGTTATTTAAAGAAGTAAAGCCGTTTCGTAATGTAAAATTAGCAATGCTTAATGTTGAGGCAAAAGATGCAAGTAAGTGGTCTGCGCTGGTTAATGATTATTTGATTGATAAATTCCCGGAATTATCTTCAGGTATAAGACCTGTAAACTTTCAAGCTAAGGATCCTGAAGTTGGGAGTGCGGTAGGAAGTGCTGAGTATAGAGATGGCAGTATAGCGTTTACTATACCTATATTCATTGAGGATTTTCAACTAAAAGAGCCTGACATAGCATTAGCCGGGAAGCGTGTTATTGCAATTGACATGGGCCAGATAAAAAGTCTTGGATTAAAGAGTCAGGAAGATGGAGTAATGACAGAGCATCCGGAAGAGGACGACATCACTGATCAAACAGAATTTATTACAAGTTTATTTGAAACAACGGATGCAGATCAAGACGGTAACCCCATGTATTTCAAAGGGGCAAAAGAGATATCCGAAAAAGTTGCCGAGGTGTACGATTCTCTGTATAAGGCAGATGACGTATTCTCTGATAGGGTAAAGAGTTTCATTAGATGTCCTAACACAATATATGAGAAAGAGGATATCATTAAGGTTGCATTGGAAGAGATGGAAGAAAATCCATACCATTATCGTTGTGTGATATTGAAAAAGGTTGGTGGAGATCTAAAGCATGATTATGCAGAAGATGTGTCAGAAACAGAATTAAAGGCACTCAATAGCAGGGTAATAAAAGAAGCAGATTTTGTATCTTTTAACCCTAAAGATGCTGATCCTCCTAAGATTAAGAATATAGAAGAGCCTGGCGAATATGATATATATTTTAAGGACTCAATAGTAAGAGTACCTGTATTCACTAATATATTTACAATAGAAAATACCGCGAGTAGGAATATAAAGCCTTTGGCAATTATTGATTCGATGGCGTTAGACATGGGTAGTACTGAGGCCGTGTTTAATTCAAACGAATTACTTGCAGAGGATAAATTAGTTACAGATAAGAAAAAAGGTTGGATTTTTGATAAGATGTATGGTATAAAATATGATGATATGATGTTAGGTGAGAAAGGAAGAGATGGTACATGGCTTGAGCTGGAAGGTGTAGATGATATTCAAGATCATGTTGGTGAGGATATTGTATTTTGTGCAGATGGAGGAAAGATGTCTTCTCCATATAAGGTTATTAAAGCTGAGGGTTATGCCTTAGGCGAGAAAAGAGAAAAGATATCTGTTATAGATGTTGAGTCGTATGCTTCTAAGAAGGTTTTGTCATTATGGTTAAAATGTCAAGTAGATCGACCTCTTAAGGCAAATAAAAATAAAATGCAGCATAACCAATATAAAGCTGTATCTGACACAACATATCCATTATGGATGATTCCTGCGCAATATAGGATAATGTTATTACCTGGTAACAGGGAAATATCTATTAAGCCAAGAGATTATTATGGTAAATATTTTAAAAATGAGTTTGGTAAATATGACAAAGAATTGATACTTACGACTAGTAACTATAACCCAACTAAGGTAGATATAGCAATTAAGGAAGAAGAAAAAGATCCAATAATAGTTTCAGAAGTTGGGAAGGTTGCAGCGGACCTGTATGTTCAGCATTTTATGGGTAGAGATGATATTGTATCTGAAGATTTACAAAAAGGTAAGGGATATCTTATTTCTAAGGTTGCATCTGATCCAGAATTTAAAGAATACCCGGACGTAGAGTCGCTAAAAGAATACAGAGGTGAGTGGATGAAGCTTGCGTATGTATTGCTGAAGAATAAAGATGTAGTAAAATATTCTAAGGCCGTTAAGGATGATGGTCAAATATTAAAGAAAGCTGAGTTAGAATCATTGGTTGATGATCTTATCGGGTTAGAATATGTTGATAATGATAATATAGGGAATACAAATGATATAGAATATAACATCGAAGATATTATTGATAAAACAGGGCAGTTGTTGCTTTTATCTAGAATTGGTAAAAATGATATACCTGAGAATATATTAATGAGATCTATTAAAGCACTGACAAAATTATTAAATGAAATAAGAGGCAACGACTCAGGAGCAGAGTAGATGAAATGCGTTCCTTATAGAAATTATTTAAGAGCTCTGATTTATTCAGGGCTCAGCATTCTTGACATGGTGGTAATAATTAATAATGCCAATATGAATGTTGTGCCAGAAGTAGATATACAGAACTTAATAGACGAGTGCGTTAGTTTTCCTGACGGTAAGAAGATGAGGAAAGGTAATATAGATGCGATAGCGAAGAGAACCCCGTGGGTATTTAAAGAAACAGTAATGGATACTTTTTATCCCAATAAAGAAGAATTTATTGGGTTTGTTTCTTATTATGTTAATACTAAGACTCCTAAAGAATATGATGAATATATAGATAGGATTGGTAGCTTTAAGAAAGATCCCAGATCTTCTATAATGAAATTACTGCAAGTGCATGAAATATACAATGCAAGGGAATGGTTTGACTGTGGATTGATGACGGGGGTACCATTACACAAAATAAGGTATTCATGGAATATTTCTAGGACATCTCACAAAGAAAAATATGGATATCATATGTTAATGAGGTATTATTATTTTTTCTGGAACTTATCTCTGTCTAAACAAAGATTTTTTGCTGTAGGTAGAGCTGACATAGCTGAGTACTTGCTAATTGATCCATCAAATAAATATTATGACATGCACAGGTTCTTGATAGACAAGTCATCCATTCAGACAATATATATGCTTGGTTATATGACAGAAGTAGAATCAGAACACATATATAAACAAATATTAGGTATGCTAACAAAAGAAATGTATAAGTCGTTCGAAAAGAGTGGTATGGCTATGCCTCAATGGGTGTCTCAACAGTGGCAATTTATTAACAACATGATCAGAGAGGATATGCTTAGAGGAACTGGACCGCAAGAGGATATTGATGAGGTAATGAGGATAGTACAAAGGATTGATGACGTTCATAGTACACGTAGGACATTAGATGACATCAGAAGGGAAGAGATCAAAGGGAGAGAATATGTTCAAGACGAGGCTATAGATGTTACCAAAAGGTAGTTTATCAAAACAATATAGCGTATCAGATAAAGTACAATCTTTATTGATGTTCAAGGATGATCCTTATTCATTTGAGGCTTTCCCATTTTGGAGAGTAATATTAGATGATGAGAGGTTGTCTCATAAGGTAGACCAGGTAAATAGGAAGCTTGTATTCAAATGTTCACGTCAGGTTGGCAAGTCAGTGACTATTGGAGCTCTTGGTTGTATATTTAGTATGATGTATAGAAATTTTAGTACTATCATATGCCAGCCAACAGATAAACAAATCAGTCAATTCTCTGTAGATATAATGAAAAGATTTATGGGTGAGTCATTAGTAATGGAAAAATGGCTCTATGATCATAGGAAAACCGAGCGACAAGTAAAAAAAATGGCAGTGACAAATGGCTCTCGTGTCATCCTTGCAAATATTTATGCATCAGTGCTAAGTATAAGGGGCGCAAGCAGTTCGTTCGTTTTGTTTGATGAAATTCAAGACATTCCAATAGAGAATACTGTGATTGTTTTAAACTCTTCAAGACGTTCTCCTCACAAATTTGTTGTATACTCAGGAACACCTAAATCACCAGATAATCCACTTGAACAATTATGGCAGGGAAGCTCAATGAATGAGTGGATGGTAAAATGTACTCACTGTAATCATTGGAACGGACCGCTCGGCGGAGATGGAACCACGAAGAAAATAATCAATATAGGTCTTAAGGGTTTAATTTGTGCAAAATGTGGGAGTAGATTGTATGCAAAAGATGGAGAATGGGTCGAGTCATTCCCGGATAGGCCAATGGGCGGATACCATATAAATGAGCTTATGGTAGATCCTTCAGCGCCTGGGTCAACATCATGGAAGGAAATACTATATAGGATGAAAACTGACCCTATTGTTACTGTATATAATGAGATCTTGGGCGTATCATATGCGGATAGTACTCATCCGATTACAAATAAATTAATAGCATCTATGTGTAATCCTGATCGTTTTTATGCAAATACGATAGAAGAAATTAAAGAAATGAGGGTAAGCCATTGGCCAGCCTTTGCAGGATTAGACTGGGCTATGGAAACGTCTCCACGTGGAGGGGGTACAGTAACTATAAAGTCATATACAATGCTTACTATAGGTCAGTTAAATATGGTAACTAATCGGATAGATATTTTGTTTCGTAGAAAATATTATGATATGGAAGGATTTAACACTGATGATCCGGATTCAGTAGTTAATGATATAGCTAAATGGTGTAATGCCGTAAAAGTAAAAATATTAGGTTGTGATTACGGTGCTGGGCATAAAGAAAATCAAAGGTTAAAGGCTATACTTGGTAATGACAGAGTGATGGAAATACAATACTTGGGTGATATGGGTGATAAGTATGTATATAGTGCAGAAGGCGATAAATGGCTAGCTCCAAGAACGGTAGCAATGACGGAATGTATTGACGGTATAACCAATGGAGAATTTGAGTTTGCAAAGTTTACCGGAGAAACATCAGAATTTGTGCATGATCTAACCACTGTGTTTAGGTATAATGATCCAGTAAAGCGTACCCTGCGTTACGGAAAGACATTACCTGATGATTGGTTGCAAAATCTTACTTATCTTCTCCTGGCAAAAATTTGGTTCCAGGGAGAATTTGATAGATTCCCATGGATAAGCAAATAAAGTTATTGACAAAAAAATAGGAAAATTCTTTTCTATAATAGAAAGTGTATTAGTATTTAATTAAAATAAGGAGGGTTCTAAAATGGAACTAAAGGAAATTAGAAGATTAGGTAAGGTGGCATCTGATAATATCGAAAAACAAGCACAAGTGGATGAAATTATTGGAGCAGTTGCGGATGAGAGTATGGCAAGAGCTTTAGAAACCGGTAATGTGAAAGTAGCAAAGGATGCTCTTAGCAAGTTTGATAAGCTTGTGGAAAAATAAAATTAAGAAAGGAGTAGGAGTATGTTTGGGGAGAATAGGAAGTCGTTACAAGTAGAAGGACTAGCAAAGGAAGCCTTACAATATGCTCATGCTACCCCTTGCAGCCTAACAGATGCTTTAGTAAAAGTAGCAGAGAACAATATGTTAAATCCTAATGAGATAGAATCAGTATGCCATAAAGTTAACCATTTAGAATGGGAAGAGAAACGGGCAGAAGATAAAATGTCTACATTTGACGCCGCAAAGCATTTAGATGCGTCGGAAAAAATAAAGAATATTAGTGATACAGTTATGAAGGTAGCAATGATAGAGGCTGATATGGAATTCTTGATTCCGGTTAAAATAGGAGCGTCTAATGAGAAAACAGCGGAAGAGATTGGGAAAGAATATTTAAATTCAAGAGCTCATGAGAGAGGAGTGTTAAAGACAGCTGCAGAAGAGAACGTAGATAACCTTAATGGTGCTTATCAAGAGCAAGAGGATACTTATACTAATATTTATAATACAATTAAAGAATTATTGCAAGATGGTGAGACATTAGAAAATGTTTATGAAGTATTAAACAAAACATGGGGAGAGACCAATAAAACTGTCTTAGACGATGATTTTCCAAAAATAGTAGGTAGATTAAAGGATGAGGGTGTTATCCCTCAGGAGACTCAGTTTAATATGCCAGATGAATTTGAGGAAAGAGAAGTGGAAGCATCTGAGTTATCTAAACAAGCAGAGAAGATGATGGATATTAATTTTGATGCCGTTAAATATGCATATATGAATGATAAATTAATGAGAATGCTCAAGGAAGCGGGTGGAGAGTATTATATAGAACCACTTCAAAAAAGAATCAAAATATCATCAGTTCAGCATTTACGTAATCTCGGTGAGAAGTTGGCGGTAGGGCTTAGGCCAGGAACGGTAAGAAGTGGGGTAACTCATATATATAATCGTATACAACCGATTGTTCAAAATGCAGCTCCTGACGCAAAAGCAATAGCAGAAGCCGTAATGAAAGAGACTGGAAAGAAAGTAGAGCCTAATATGTTACAATCAATATTTAGAAGTGCGTTAAAAAATGCAATACCACCATTACTTGTTGGGTCAGCGGTATACACCGCTACAGCGATAGGACAAGATGCGGGTAGAAAGAAGGCTAAGAAAGAATTACTCAGAGATTATCCAGAATTAGCACAGGTGGAACCAGAAAAGTTTGATAAGATATTCAATGATATATTAACAATAGATCCTAGTTTAGCGAAGACACCTTATTATTTAGCGCAGGTGTTACTTCATCAGAAAAAATGGGACACTTTAGAAACATCAACTGTTGGGAATCTTTTAAGTGCTAAGAAGATAAAAGATGATAGCGGACCATCTAGTAAAGCTATGAGGGCCGCCGACATTGCAAGTAAATTGATGCCAAAAATACCAGCATAATAAAAGTTTCCTATAGGAGATACTTTGAGCAATAATAGTTTATCGGTAAGTGCTGGGTCTAAGTTGTTTCTAGACGGGGCAACAAGTGTGTCTCAGCTCTTACAATATAAAGTAGAAAAGAATGATATACAAAAAATATATAGACTTTGTGAATATTTTTATACATTTACTATAGTCGGTACAGCGATAGATAAATTAGCAGAATTTCCATTATCAGGTATATACGTTGTTGCTAGTAAGAGTGAAACGCGTCAAAAGATTAATAAACTTTTACGGAAGATGGAGGTTCATCAAAAAATTAAGAGTTCTAATATTAATGGTCTTAAATTAGGTATTTCGGTGGTATCTGTTATGTCACCGTCACAAAAAATAATTACATGTAAAAGTTGTGGGCAGGCGTATCAGTTGTCAGATTTAGCAGAAAATGGAATCCCTCAGTATAAATATGAAAGAGGAAAGTTTAAATACAAATGTTCTAATCCTGATTGTGATTCATTTAATGTATTAAGAGTATTTATTGCAACCGATAAGAGAAATGGTAAGGGTGATAAACTGAAGATAAGTGTACGATCACCGTATCAGATCGTTAATGTAACGAATGAAATTACTGGTGAAAAGCAGTGGTACTATCAGATACCGCCAACTACGAAGAAACTCATACAACAGAAGAATCATTTTATTCTTTGTACTACTCCGGAAATGTTTTTAAAAGCAGGTATAAGTAGCAAGGCTATGAAAATACTTTTAGACGAGAAGAGTACTTTTGTCTTTGAGACTAATGAAAACTATATTCATGGTATGCCTATTCCTCCGATGGCAAGAGCATTAAGGACTCTTATAAGAAGAGAAAAATTCCATAAAGCAAATTCTGTTATTGCAGAAGAGATGCTTGTTCCTCTCAGAATGATGTTCCCAATAGATAGGAGTGGTGGGACACAAATGCCTAGTACTCAGAGTAGGGTGTTGTCAATTTCTTCTCATTCACAAAAAGTAAGATCAGAAATTGAGAAGTGGAGAAAGGATAAATCATATATTCCTGTATTACCGATAGAAGTTGGTTCTAAAGACTTTTGGGGTAATGGAAAAATGCTAGCATTAGAGCCCTTATTGGATATGACAACCAAGGATTTGCTGGCAGAAATAGGGATCCCGATAGAGTTTATATATGGTGGAGCTACATGGTCACGCCAGAATGTTTCAGCGATTGTTCTGGAGAATACCATTGCGAACATGGCTACAAGATCGCAGCAATTACTTGATCATGTTAGTGAAAAATTGCAGGAAGTAATTGGTGCAGACGAAAAAATAAGTATTCATATAAAAACACCAAGGATTGTTGAAGGTCTTGCAGAAATGACTTTCTTGAAAGATGCTAAAGATAAACGTGAGATAACCGAACATACTTATTTCGGTAAGCTTGGGATTGACGCTGATGCACAGAAAGAAATGCTCCCAGAGGAAGATTCTACAGTTAGAGATCGATTAATTGATGAGGTTAAGAGAAATACCGAGGCAGAAATAGAAGGCGCTCGAATGAAGTTAAACTTTAGGAAAGAAGAAGCTGGTATTGAGCGTAATGAATCTCTTAAAGACAGCATTGCTATGGGGGCTATTAAAGCCGATGAAATGGCTGCTGAGATAGCCGCAAAGAAGAAAATGCTACAAGTAGACGTAAGTGCTCAAGAATATATGGCTGGGCTGGATATGGAGAATCAGAAAAGCCTATTATCTGACCAGGAAGAGTCGCAAATAAGGGCTATGGATAAGAACATTAAAGACAACATTAAGATGATGGTAGCGCAGATGAAGGTTACTACGGAAGGGATGAAAGAACAGGCACGAGCTGAGCAGGAAATACAACAAGAGATGGGTGAGAAAGAACAGGAATCTGCTGAGAATAATTATATACAAATGGCTATATCTGCGATGTCTCCAGATGAGCAAAAACTTTTAGATGGAATGTCAGAAGATCAGCAACGTGCGCATTTATTAGAGAAAGGACAAAAAGTGGAGATGGATCAATTTTATGAGGCTTTATCTGAACCACAAAAAGAAGAGTTTGAAAATATTTCGGAAGAAGAAAAATATTCACACATATCTCAGATGATGCAGTTGGAACAAGAGTCTAGGGCATTGGAACAAAACAATCCTGCTGCTGCCAATAAACAAAAAGAAATGGATAAAGAAGAAGAGAAAGAGGAAAATGACATAGCTGGGATTGGAGAAAGCATGATGAGTATGCAAAATCCTGCGGAAAGGCAAACGTTTGAAGCAGAATTAATGAATGAAGATGCTACTAAATATGGTAAGGTAAAAAATTATATTAAGCAACGTAATATGGATATCTATGTTACGCGTATAATGTCTGCTAAACCAGGTCAAGAGGATAGTATTATCACTGCAATGATGGATAACAATCCGTCAATATCAAGTGAAGTCCTGGAGATAGTTAAGGCACAGATAGCAATGCAGGAACAGGCTAAACTATATGCTTATAAATTATATAGGCTTAAAAATTCTCCAGAAGAACAGCAAAAGGTTATCCAGAGTTTAACAAAGAATGCTCCAGGAATATTTAGAGCACAGGTGATATCTTTTTATGAACAATATTTACAACAGGGTATTACAGATGTTCACCTTAAAGCAGCATCAATAAAATCTAGAGAAAAAATAGCTGAATTCAAGACTCTTATGGCAGAAGAAGTCTGCGGTAAGTTGAAATTAATGGATAAAGAAGAGCGTGAGGCTCATCTTAAAATATATAAAACAGAAGATCCTGGTTTATATAAAACTTTACTTGTAAAACTGGGGGAATAGATGTTTAAAAGATTTTATGCAACGATATATGATAGTGGTGGGAATCCTTATACTAAAGATAATCCTAATAATGTTGCTATTCTTGTATATGCAAAACGTTTAGATACAGTGGTGGTTAGGGATTACCCTTATGATTGGTGGGAAGATGACTTGCATGGTGAAGGAACGGTGATAAGTGCTTTAGTTACAGGTACTGTAGCAGGAGCAACAATGACTCATGTTTCTAGTGGTCTTTGGTATATAGAATTAGATTCTGATGTCTTAGATGTAGAAAACCCAGAAAGAGATGACCAATATATTATAAAAATAGGACTATCTACAGACACTTACATTGGCTGGGATGATGCTAATTGGGAGCAGGTACAAGGATATGATCCTACGGAATTCAGAACATTGCCTATGCAAGCAAATGAGGTATTGGCACTAACCGGTGCGATCAATGAAGATGGTGAGTTAATAGCAACTAGTGATATTTATTCGTATACTAAGGAAATAGCGGTTACGACTCCTACAACGGAAATAACAATAACAGATGACTTAATTAGGGCTGCTCTTGCGTTTACTAAGTATGAGTATGTAGATAAAACATTTATGGTGCAGATTTGGCAACATGATGATGCTTTAGATCCAGTAATGAAGCGGGAGAAATATGAAAATGCCGTAGAGCCGGTAATAACAGAACAAATACTTAGTGGTCATAGTGTATTAGATGAGATAACATTTACTGTAGCTACAGATAAAACATATAAAATAGAAATAAGTAACATAAGAGCAATAAATGTGTTAGACACAGCTGGTGAGCCAGCATCATAGATATTAAAAGAATAATTGGAGGACACGATGGCAATGTTTGATTGGACAAAAATGAAGAGGCATTTAGCACAAAATCCAAAAACAGCTGTGAATTTACCAGCGTATGGGAAAGATGTTAATGAATTTGCGGGGAAAACATTTGCGTACCCAGCTAGGGGGTTTAGATGTAATATTGAAGGAATATATGCTATTTATTATGAGGGTATGTCAGAGGATACTGTACCATACGTTAAGGAATTTTGTGCTGCTGGTATGGATTATGCTGGGTCTATTATTAATATAAAAACTAGTGATGCATCTCCGGCAACTATAGATGTTAATGCTATAATAATTAAATGGTAGATAAATATTAATAATGATAACATCAATGGTGGCATTAATAACAAAAGCGACAGATTATAATAGTTTATTGGGACCGGTAATGGTAGCAGGGTTAACGGGGGTTATTGTTACGTTGGGTAATATATTTGGTAATAATGCTGTGAATAAGGCCAATAGAGCAAAGTATGAAGTGATAGCTAAGGGTATAGTTACTAATATGGTAAATAAGACATGTGTTATTAGAAGTAGTGATATAACTAGACAATTAAAGAAGGTACTTTCTAACCAGAGGGTAATGGGAAAGAAGATTGATCATAATACCAAAATTACAGGGGTATATGATAGTAGGATAGCAACAATTGATGAGTTAAAAAGTATTAAAAAAGAAGCAATGAGATGGGCAAAGAAAAAAGGAATGCTTAGTCAGTTAGTTGTTATAAAGGCTAACTCCATGATAGAGTTTTTCGATCAATTTTTAAGTGAGGATATTGAGACTATCACGGTGGGAGATGTCAAAGATGAGATGCAAGTACAAATTGGGAAAGTAAAAACAAGTTGGGAAAAGAAATTAGAAGATGATAAAGGATTTGTAAAATTCTTTTTTGAAACATCTCATGATAAGCATATAGATACTTTTTTTATTGATTTATTCTGGATAACAAATCCTCAAAGAAAAATTAATAATATAAATGTAGATAGTGAAGTAAGGTCAATGTCAAGAAGGTTTTTTAGACTTTCACTGGAAAGCTTATTATCAACTTGGCAGGCTTATGAAATAAAAAAGCAATGTAAATCAAAATAACTGGTGAATAAGGAGGATCTTATGGTACCAAGTATGTTTAATGTTTTTCTCATAGAAATAGCAATGTTTTTTGTTGTTGTAGTTTGTGTATATGCTTTGGCTAAAACTACAAGTAGTATGATCAAGGGAATTCCAAACAAATGGGGTGATTGGTTCTTCCTAAAGCCATTTAAGAAATGGTTTGAGTTTGGATTGCCTGGTGAGGTTAAAAGATGGCTCAGCTTAATATATGCATTTCTTATCTCGTTTGTGTTTAAGTTCCAAATGATTTCTAATATGTTTACATCATATAATGAGAGCAGAGGTTCTGCAGATATTGCTGTCTCTAGTTTTTGGAATTATGTGATTGTGGCTGGGTTATTATTTGCATTTTCAGGGATGTTATACAAAATTATTGAAGGGTTTGTTAAAAGACACGGTGTACAAAAGGATTAGTAATTATGAGTATTCAAGTTAAAGTTATTATTATATTGTTTGCAGTTATGGTTGGAAGTGTGGCAATTAACATTATGCAAGCTACTCGTATCACTAATCTCAATGACATTAAGGTCGAGGTAATTGATGGGAAGGATACGGAGATTAAAACTATAACGGATTCTCTTAGTGGTATGACAGTATTAGCAGAATTTTGGAAGACTAGATGGGATTCCTTGAAGGCTAACCCTGATATTATAGTTATGACTCTTATGGATACTGTATGGTTGGCCGACTCAACATCATTAGAACCGGGTACACAGATGGCAAAGATATTAATAGATACTCTTGGAACAGATGATTCTTTAAAGGTAGATTATAAAATAGTATTCGAAGAAACTGGCGATACTCTAAGATTTACAACTGCTCAAACCGTGGTTGTGGATGTTTGGATGACAGAGGAATATAAATTTTTAATGGATGGGACGCTGCACCAGCAGATACTAGATCCTATATTAACAAAATCACCTAAAAAAGTAGATATGAAAGATAGGCTTCAGTTATTGGTAAATAGTGGAGCGTTTGGAGGAGTGGATCGGTTTGACGTTATTGGTGGGCTACAAGCCATAATAAATGAGAGGTGGTCTATATCTGCTATGTCAAATTTTAGAAAAGGTAAAAATGGTTACCATGGTATATATGGTGGCTATAAATTTTTTGGTTTATAAAATAAGGAGAAATTATGAAATGCCCAAGAATGATAGTTAAGGAAGCATCAAGAAGGTTTTTAGTGACACCAGAATTAGAAGCATTAGGCAGGGATCGTTTGGTATCATAAAAACAAAAAACAATAGTATATTCAGGATGTATGGGAATACTAACGGCATAATCCTTGAAGCCATAGGTAGGGCTATGCAACAACCTGGAAAGAATATAATTATTCATGACTTGATACTTAGTCATATAACATTTAAAGGGGAAAAGCTTATATTCTTGCAAGATAGGACGGAGATGCTTATAGGTAAACTGTCATTAGAACGCATGAAATTATTAATAGAAGATAATGATCTTTATATTAGATCAGAATTTTATGGTACTATAGATTCTAAAGAGATAACTGGAAAAACTTGGGAATTGGACAGTGCCACAAAGGAAGATTGGGAAGGATCTGTCCCATTAGAAGAAAAGGACTTATAATAAGGAGAATATAATGGAATTATGGGAAAAGTTTATTGCGTATTGTAAGAAGCACAAGATCATCTGTTTTGGTGATAGTTGGACTACTATAGATAAGCTGTGGCACCTAATAGGGTGCATATTGATAACATATTTTTGTGGTAATATAACAGCAAGTATGGTAGGCATTGGTAAGGAAGTAGCTGATATAGGTGGCAGTGGAATGAGTTATAAAGACTTGACAGCCGATGCGGTTGGTATAATTATCGGATTAGTGTTGAGAGTAATAATTCCATTACCTATAGCTCCATTACCTATAGCATAGAGGAGGAGTTTATTATGAAATGTCCAAGGATGATTGTTAAAGAAGCCATAGCCCTTAATACCGACAATAGGGGTATGCAAAAAGAATATAACAAAAAGCTTAAGGGAACTGCAATAGTTGGTACTGGTATTGGTGCAGGAGTTGGTATGGGTGCCAGTATCTTTGGTAAGCTAAAACGCTCTTTACCATTTAAAGAAAGTTTAATATTGCCCGCAGTAGGTGGTCTGTTGGGAATGGTGACATCCAATATAGTTAACAAAATAAAAGCTCCAGGTAGACTAAGAGCAATTGGTAAGGAACACGGATATGGCGGGATGGATAGACAGTATAATGCATTTACGCGCAATAAAATAACTTTCCATAATAGCCCAAAATCTAAAAGAAGAATAGGGCTTTAGCCTAAGGGCAAAAGGAGTAGCGATGTCAGGAATGATTAAGTATATTGAACAACCAGATGATGAGAACACTATTGTAGAAAGCCTTATTCAAAAGGATAATTTTCTTAAAGAAGCTGCTGAAAAAGATCTCTCTATAGGAATAAAAGATTTTATTGCAAGCATGGAACCCAAGGACGGAAAAGGGTATTTGTTGATTGCGGCAATGACCGATGAGAACTGGGGACAAAACAATAACGGTGATTATTTCCCAACAAAATCTTTAGATAATGATACGAAAGAGTATGGGCATAAAACATTTGTAGAAAATGCATATTGGTATAGATTGCATAAAAATAAAGATCCTAAAAAATCATATGGCAGGGTGGTATTCTCTTTCTTCAATAATAAGATGGCACGGGTTGAACTGATCGTAGAATATGATCTTAAAAAAGATGATTGGACAAGGGATGCCTTAGCTAAGAATAAGGATATTAAGGTGTCCATGGGTACTAAGGTGTCTTTCGATGTTTGTTCAATATGCCATCCTAAGTGGCGAGAACTCTATGCAATTCCCAATAGTGATATGGAGAAGATTGCTCAGACTAAAGATTTGAAGACAATACATGATATAGGAAAGAAGTACGGCGTAGACCTTTCATATATTAAAGAGCTTAACAAAGATGGTGGGGCTAAGGGTATAGCGGCAACCGCTCAAAGATATTGTGATCATATAAAGCTGCACAAAGGTGAAACAATGTCTAGTGGGCGCAAGGTGTTTATGGTTAACATGTATCCATCTTTTTTTGATATTAGTAACCTAACAAGTCCAGACTCTATTGGACGCCCAGCAGACCGTTCTGCTGTTGTATTGGCAAAGGTCGCTAGTGAAGATGAAACTATCACTGATCCGGAAGATCTTAAACTGGAGAAAACTAATGAGGCTGATAAAGATGCTGAAATAGAGAAGGAAGTAGAAGGTGAAGTCATAAGTGATGATGATAAACAGATTAGAAAATATATGAATGACTTTATAACTCCTGCTTTACGTGATACTGAACCGGATTTGCCTAATGATGTTATAGATGAATTAGCAACACATGATATGGATAAGGTTATAACTACGATGATAGGCCTTGGTATGTCGCCAAAACCAAAAGAATTTCAAAGGATGACTCTGGTTATCCAAGGGAAGAAAGATCTTGCTGATGAATATGAAGAAAATGGAATGGTTATTGATGATGGTGACGTGGAAAGAATGATGCGCATCAAAGAGATTGTAAACGAAGAACGTTCTCCTTATAATATATGTGAGGAAAATATCTCTGATGATATTATTAAATTACTTACACCATTTATTGGTCAGAAATCTTATCATAGTAAACCCATGGTATCGCGTATTATAATGATAAAGAAAGCAGAGGCTATACAGACACCATTAAATCCACCTAGCTCAGCAATGGATGTATTGCCTACATCATTACTAGCAATTGCAGCATATTTGGGGTTAGCCAGGGTGACAGGCAGTAAAGCTATGGTAGATGTCATGAAGTCTATGTGGAAAAATAAGTTTGCATTAATGGGGTCAGTTGCCGGCGCTATGGCCTTGACTGAGGTTGGGAGATCGGTAGAAAATGAGTATGATGCGTATAAACAAAATCAGATGCCAAAGACAGCTGGAAAATTGAATACAGCCAAGGCATTGGCATTATCCACATTAGGGCTGGTGCCATTATCATATGTATATGGGCAACATCAAATCAATAGAGCTAGAAGAGGTGAACGGCTTAGTAATGTTAATAAGTTTATTGCTAAGAATCCTGGAACATCTGCTGTCGGTGGTATTATGCTTGCAAATAAACCTTCCAGAAGTGGGATAGGTAAACTGTTAAAGATGCCGGTAAAATGGATGCTTAAAAAAGGCATGGAAGATATGGTTAAACAAGGCATGGGATTCGAAGGCATGAATATGGATAAATATTCATTGGAAGATCAGCCAAGAGTAATAGCAATGCTTTGGGATACGATAGCAAAAGTAGACCAGGAGAGATTATGAAATGTCCAAGAATGATAGTTAAGACAGCATCGGCAAACATGAAGTCTTTACCTAGCATAAAGACTCCAACGATTAAGACACCAAAAAGTATTTCTTTAAAACCTAGCACAAACGTGGGGATAAATTATAAAGCAAAGAGTATAAAATCTGTGGTACCGAGCATTAGTATAGATAGTGGGAAAATCATTAGAAAAGATAAAGTAGAGATATAGGAGATGGTTATGATATTAAAAGAAGCAGGTAAGCTTGATGGATTTATGAAATTCATAAAGGGTATGTCGGGCAAGGCGAGTACACTTGGTAAGCAAACAGGTGAAATGAGTACAGCTATGTATAATACTGCGAAGGGTACGGCTTTAGGAAAAAGGATTGGTCAAGCCACAGGTGAGATTGGGTCTAAGTCTGGATGGAACCTTTATGGTAAGACGTTAAAGGGACAAGGACAAAGGTTTGCTAGAAATGCTAAGCCTGGGACAAGGAAGCATGAAGTAGGTCAAATGTGGAATACAATGAAGCATAATCCATATAAAACAACGGCTGTTGGAGCCGGGGCAATAGGGGTCGGCGTGACTGCAAATGGTATCGGAAAAATGATTAGAGGAAATCGGCAAGAGTCTGTTAGATAAAAAAATAGTTGACAAGAAAGTGGATAAGTAAGAATCTTAATTGTGAAAGTAGTAAAGGTTATTTTTCTATAAAATTAATTGGAGGATATATGGAAAAGAAAGCAAAAGAAGCTCTTCAGAAGATAGGACGTGATGTAACAGAAGGCATGTTAGTAGAATATGAAAAAAAGAATAGTAAAACCGAAAAAGTTGCATCAATCATTGAGAAGGTTTCTGAAGAAGATATGGGAATGGTAAAAGATGCTCAGTTGGTTGGGCAAGGTATGGCGATTGGATATAAACAGGGTGTTTCAAATAGTATAAAGGAAGCGTCTGATGCTATCTATGAAGCCACATTTGGAATGATTAAGAAAGTAGCAAACGATAAGGCTGCAATGAGTCGCTTATCTAAGTTATCTAGTGATGAGTTTGCCGAAGGATTAGAAGGAGAAGTTGCTGCTGCATCTGGTGAAAATCCTGATGAAGACATGGCAATGAAAGAAGAAATAGCAAAAGGTGTTGCTCCTGTGATCATAGAAGCTATTGGCGGAGAAGAAGTATTAGCTGATATGGCTGAAAATAAGCCGGAAGAATTTCAACAAGTTGTAGATACAATTGAACAGGTTACTGAACAAGTAGGAGAGGAAATAATGCAAGAGGTAGCTGCAGGAGGTGGAGAAGAACCTGCACCAGGAGAAGAACCAGTATCTCCTATAGAAGAACCAGCAGAAGATATGCCTTTGCCAGGCCAGCCATTAGCAGAAACGCCTCCTCCCCCAGTAGAAGAACCAGTACCACCGGTAGAATAGAGAGGTAAATATTGTGAATAAAATAGCTACAAGTAAAGACGTTATGAGAAATCTCCTTGAAGATGTAGAGAGAGTTATCGAGAAAGTAGCAGAAGAAGAGCAAAAGGTAGAAACAAAGATAGAGTTAAATCCTGGCTCTTTTGCTGATAAATTAAAAATAGCTATGGAAAAGGTATCAGAAACTGAGGTACCAGTAATCGATGACAAATCTGTTAAATTAGAGGAACCTAAAGAACCAGCTGTGCCTGTGGAGCCTGCTCCAGACGCACCAGCCAAGAGTGAAGAGAAGCCATCGGCAGATCCTGCACCAGTAAATCCGGAAACAATAGAAGTAAAAGTTGAGAAAGGAGCAGAAAAACCTCCAAAGGAAGAGCCAAAGGAAGAGCCAAAGGAAGAGCCTAAGGAAGAACCCAAGGAAGCCGATAAGGTTGCAGAAGGACCAGTTGCTCCCAATGCATCAGTTGAAATTAAAGAACCTGCAGAATCGGTTACTCCAGTAGTAGAGGCTCCTGGTCCTGAACAAAATGTTAAGGAAACAGTGTTTACCGCTGATAAATCTGTAGATACTGGTGATCCAGGTAATCCTCCAAAGGAACCTGTTGAACCACCAGAACCGGTAGCAAAGATCAAAGATGGTGAACAACCATTGGGAATTACGATAAAGGATGCAATAAATAAAGTGGCATCTTTATTTATAGAAGAGAAAATTGCTCCTATTAAAAAAGAGGCATCTAGTTTTGGACTAAAGGCTATTGCTAATTTAAGTCCAACATTACAGAAAGTAATAATGGGAACAGGCGGTGCTGCTTTAGCTGGCGGAGGTTTTGCCGCAGGAATGGGCATCGAACGACATAAAGATAAAAAAGAAGACCCTCAAATATTTGCTCAGGGATTTCATTTGGGTGGCAATGCCGTAGTTAATTCATTATTAAATAGAGCAGAACAAGAACAGGGTGGAGGACTACAATGAAATACATTAAAATAGGCCAGGATGAGTATAAGGAATTAAAAGAAAATGTATCTGGCGCAGCAGATCAGCTAAAGTTGGCGGCTGAAGAATCTAAAAATCAGAAAGTAAAAATTGCTGGGTTAGAAGAAGAAGCAAAGGTATTAACCGGAAAGTATAATGACTCACAAAATAAGATTGCAAGTATAGAAAAGAAAGCAGAAATCGAAGAATTAGTACAAAAGGCCATAGATAAAGGAATGTTATCTCAAGATAAGAAAACTGAAAAAGTAGCATCATTGATGAGTATGAACCTTGGTACTGAAAAGATAGCACAGGTAGTTGCGGATATGAATGGTGGAGATCATGGCGACGGAAAATTAATTAGTGACCTTACGGAAATTTCAAAAGTTGCATCGGATGAAGAAAAGCCAGGATTTACAACAAGCAAGACGGGACATCTGGAAAAGCAAATCGAAATATTTTCAAAACATAATAGTTAAAGGAGAGCGAGATGGAAGAAGTAAAAATATTATCACGCATGGATGATATCGTTGCTGTTGATTATAAGACAGACGAAGATATTGACGTTGGCGATATATTAATGTTTGGAACAACTGGTTGGTACGTAGCAACTGGTTTGTCGTTAGATGAGGCGTTAAACTTGGGTAAGGTCGGAATGGCTGTTGCCCCAAGTAATGATTTAGAAATTCCGTTAGGAGCCGCACGTTCTGCACCTGGTGAATCAGCAAGTCCACCAACAGCAGTATCATGGGGTAAAGGGGCAATTCTATTTTTCACATCCCCTTTCGAAGCAAAAAATTTACCAGCAGCAGCATTCCAAAGTACTGGTTCTGAAGGTGATCGTTTAGCACTTAGTGCAGAGGGTTTATTCTATACTCTTGACCCAGCATCAGATAATCGTACTTGTGTAGCTATTGCAGGGGAAGATTTTGATGCATCAAGTGACCTTACATATATAATATCAACGGTTGGCGCTGGTTACATCGTGCCTAAGACAGTTTAGGTGAGGGGGAATAATGAAGAATGAATTTTTGAAGGAAGCAGAATTAGCTAAATTAGCTGATGAGATGGTGTCTCATTTAGCTGCCGATGATTTAGTAAATTTTAAGTTAGCATATGATACATATGGTGAAGATATAATTAGAACCATAGTTCGAGAAGGATCAATTGTTGAGCAGATTTTACCGGTAATTAATGCTGATATTAATCACCCTAACGTTCAGCGTGAAAAAACAACTGACGAATTTTACTACATGGAAGACGTTGAGATCGATGCAGTAGCCCTGGAGACATCTTTCAGAGCAGGAAGTAAAGCTACCTTCGTTACAAGTAACAAATATACGATCAGTGTTGGTAAGCTTAAGTCAGAAAAAGTCAGAAAACCACAGATCGAATTAATGGCTGCTCCACGCTTAATGAATATGATTAAGCAAAATTCTGCAAACAAAATTATCCGTATGCAGGATGGACTGTTCATGTCTGGTGTTAAGACTGCTGTAGAATATGATAGTTGGTCATCTGGTAACCATTATCTCACAGCTGACTGGATAGCCGGTGCAGATAAGAAAGATATTATTGCAATTATGAATCTGATCTCAGAGCAAGAGTTAGTTCCACAAACATTCCTTATGTCTAACTCATGTTGGAATTATATTCTTACCGAAGAAGGAACAAACTTCGGTGCTGATGCAGGGGAAAGATTGTACGGTGGTCACAAGGTTAAGACACTGTTTAGCCTTCCTGTAATCACTACTGTAAAAGAAGGTCTAAGCAGGGGATCTGATAGCTACTTTATGGAAACCAGTGAAGATTCAGCTGGAACAAATAAATACTATTATATTTACTGTTTCGTAGATCCTCAATTCCTTGGTAAGGTAATTAGAGTTGGTAAAGATAATGTTTGGTCCAGATGGGATGAAGACATTTTCGAATGGAGTTCATGGAGATATGCTGGCTTAGGATTTGGTGATTCTAGAGGTATAGTGCGATTGAGAGTACAGGTAAAATAATAAGATATAATAATAGTATGGCGAGGTTTATAGCCCCGCCATGCTTTTTGTCTTAGGGGGATTTTTAGATGAGTATTTATAAAGTAAAAAACATTTCCGCACAACATCCACGATTTAGAAGAAGAGTTGGTGTAAAAGTTAAAGATATGGGGACAGGGTATACCTCCAGGCTACCATTTAGTGCGTCACGTATAATAGATCAGGGTACATTTGATAATTTAAATGCTCTTGGTCTAATTAGTCTTGAAGAGGATCCAGGAATCTGGGAAAAGAAAGTAAGATTATTTGCTAAGATGGTAGGAAGCGAGAAGTCAATGGAGCCAATAATTGTTCCTGTACCTGAACAGATCATTGCTATTGATAAAGATGACAAGAAAGAGGAATTTGATAAAATAATCAAAGAGGCAAGTCTTTTAATTAAAGACCGTAAGTATGAAGAGACTGTTTCTCTTTTAGAAAAAGCTATAGATCTTTATCCGGCATTAGCAAAAAAAGGAAAAATCGATAAATGGATTGATGAGATAACGGAAACCAATATAGAACAAACATATAATGAATTCTATATAAATGCTAAGATACTTGTTGAGGAAGAAAAAATTGAAGAGGCTATTGAACTCTTAAATAAGATGATTGAAACGTATTCAGTATATGCTGAAAGAGATAAATTAGAAAATTACATCAATGTGCTACAGCATGGTGAGCCAACTGGTGGTTCAGATAAATTACCAGAAGAAAGCACAGGTAAAGGGTCTGACAATAAAGAGCCTGTAATTGAGACAGAAAAAGTAAATGAGAAGATTAAAGACATAAAAGTTACCGAAGAAGGCACAGACAAAGTATCTGAGATAAAAGAAGAAGCAATTGAACCGAAGAAAGTAATTGAGAAGCCTAAAGACGATCCAGAAGACATGTCTAAGTATACGGTAGATTATTTTGTAAAAGGTGGCATGACTGTAATTAGAGATTTTAAATCTAAACACGGGATTAAGATGCCTGGCTGGAATAAAAAGAACGTTAAACAAAGAGCACAGTTCCTCGTGGATCGTATCAATAAAGAAAATAGCCCTAAATAAGGGTTACCATATTGAAAGGGCTGATAATGGTGGGGAACCTTGTCAGCCCTTTTTTATTAGGAGATTATAATGAAAAGAGCTAAATTAGAACAATTAGTCAGAGGGATGTTGAAAGATAGAGCTATCCAAAACAGGTTAGCAGGATATAAGCTGCGGTATGAACCAGAGGATTTTGACTCTGCTATAGCGTTGGCTCTTTTAGATATAAACTATAAATATGTTCCAACATCTTTATATACGATAGAAGATGCACAGGATAGGCTAATAGTGCTTGGTGTAGCGTCAAAGTTAATGGCCAGTGAGAATATATTAAAAGCAAGTAACTATATTACTGTGGCTGAAGGTGGTATGCAGATTAATAGGGAAGCAAACCTTTCTATACTTATGAACATGGCACAGGCAATGGCTATTGAATTTGATAAAAGTTTACAGGCGTATAAATATGGTGCTAATTTAGAAGCGGGATGGGGACATTGATGAAGATAACATTGATCGCCAAAAGGATTGAGCTCAAAACTGCATATATTTATTGGGATAGTGAGAACTTAGTAGATAAGAATATAATCCTAGAACGGCAGATATCTCCCGGAGCAGCATGGGAATTATTATACTCAGGATCAGCAACCTTTTTCTTAGATAGCAGTGACTTATTCTTAAGAAATGAAGGGATTAGATATCGCCTAAGGAATGGAGATAACGTTCTTGAGGTTTCTATCTTGGACCAAGCTGGAGATAATTATTTATATAACATAGTAGAGGAATACAATTATGTACTCAATAAAGGACTTGCCGGTACACGTGCTGATGCCTATATTGCAATAGATAATGATAGATATTGTCCTGAATGCTATAGTATAGAGCTTCAAAAAAGAGTTCAGACACTTTGTAATACATGTGATGGATCAGGACGATTAGGAGGTGGGTATAAGGGTCCCATAAATATTTACGTGGCTTTTGGTAACTCTAAACGCTCCGTTGACTATTCAGATGGATTGTCAACAAAGGAAGAGATAGTTTCTGGATGGACAGGGAATTATCCTATATTAAGTGAGGGTGACATCATTATTAAAAATCCTGCAGATCGTTATATTATAGATAGTATTCCCCAAGTGACGGGGTTAACTGCGATGCCTGATAATAAAAAATTTATAGTAAAGCAAGATTTTACAATGAGAAAAATAGGAATAGATCACCCAGCGATGAAACTGGAGGTAACAAGTGAGTAATGCTAATTTGCCAATTAGATCAGTAAAATTAAAAGAAACAATGATGGAATGGTTAAGAGAGCAAATGAGTCACGGCGATGAAGGTTATGCTGGGGTAGGATTTGCGGCAGCTTATGGAGAGAATACGGTTATTCCTGTAATAATAATAAAACTTGGACGGGAGAGGGTTGTAACTGATGAGAGTAATGGTCTGATCAATTATGATTTTTGGGAAAGGAAGAAAACCTTTCAAAGTACCAAGGACATAGAGGTATACGCTGATGCAGTGTCGGCTCTTGATGAAGAAAGTAAAACAATAGCTGAGATATTAGTTGACAAAATGCAAACAGAAATACATTCTCCATCACAAGATAAAATCAGGATTTTAAAGGTGTTTGACAACGCCACTATTGCGCCTACGGTTATTAGGCGTTTTGGGAAAGCGGGGTTGCATGTAACACGGGTGACATTCACTGTT